ATGGATAACCCTACTCTGGGTGGACAGGAACTTCGGGACAAAATTTTTTCCGGACTCAAAGTCTATGAAGGTAAAGCCTTTATCGAGCGGTTTGGTCTGTTTATGGGCAAGGCGCAGTTGCTTGAGTTTGGGCTGAAAAAAATCTTAGCTTCACTACCGGGCTATAATCTTTCAGAAGAGAAACTAGAGAGGCTGACTTTAGGCCAAACTCGAGTTGAGCTTGAGAAGCTAGGGCTACGCACGGACTATAATGAATGCCTAAAGTCATTTAAGGATAAGCGAAATTCGATGGCGCATGAATTCCTGGCTAATTACGCGATCACTCAGCAACTACTAGACGGACCTGTGCTTATTGGTCCGTTTGAGCGAGAGTTAACTCATGCGAGCTATGAATTGGAACAACTGATCATTGTTTTCGACTTTATCAATAGTAACGGTGACGTTACTGCTTGGCTGGAACCGAAAGCCCTTTGATACTACTGATGCATTCTGCTTCCATTTACCTACTGGACAGGCTTACAGTTCTGTCCAGTACTATGCGTATTACCCAGCTTTAATTTCTCCGTGAGGGACAACAACCCAATCAATATGGTTTTGCGTATAGATCTTTGTCGACTTAGCATCGCTATGTGCCATTCGCCCTTGTGGATCGATACCCTGTTGATCGAAGAGGTGAGCGGCCAACGCTCGGATTTCGTGAAAGGTTGGTCTTTCATCCATCGCCAGTTTGTCACATATACCAAGTTTATCTCGCACCGCGGAAAACGACCGGCTCAGATAATCAGGTGCAACCTGGGTAGGGTGTGAAACTTCTTTACTTCGTTTAACCTGCCGATCAGGTATCCGATGAACCACAAACGGGCTGGCCACATTATCGCGGCTTTCGTCAATAATCCGTTTCAATTCTTCCCCGATCGGGATTGCGACATGCGAGGCCTCTTTTTTCTGTACTTTCTGGCGGTGGATGTACAGCGTGCCATAAATCCCGTTTTCCGGCTGTGCCAGCCATACGCAGCCGCATACACCATCCTTTGGCTCACTAATTGAATATCGGATTCGTGAAACTTCGAGGCGAGCGTGTGTCGTCTGCAATGCTAAATCCATCGCGGTGCGTAACCAGGGGGCGGCGGCCCGCCGGATGGCTTTAAAGTTATCGAGCGAAAGACGCTGGCGTTTCTTCTCCTCAGTTCTTCGCATTTTTTTTCGGGCAGCAGGGTTATCAAACATAAGTGATTCATCGACCGCATATGAGAACAATTTTTTAAGAAAGCTGACCTTTCGGTTTTGTACGTTCGCTGAAGAGTCTGAGTGGAAATGCTTTATGTATGCGTTCACATGCTCCAACTCAATATCGCAAGAAGGTATGCTGTTAAAAAATTCTTTTACCCTAAGTGCGTCGTTGTTCCAGTCATCAAGGGTATTTGGTGACGGTCGCTCATTCTCTATTGCCCGCTGCATGATATGATCTACGTGCGCAGCAAATGGTTTAGCCTCGCCAGTAACGCCGCCTGATTCTCGAATTAACAATTCAACAGATGGCGCATTTAATGGCCTCATCCTTAGATTATATTCTCGAGCTATAGCGATCGCCATAGCCCGGTCTTTACCAAGATTTTTCTTCTTTCCTGTTATTAGTGTGAATTTATAAACGCCACGATCCTTATCAAATAACAAGTATTCTGGAAGATGACGATATTCTCTTTTTCTCGGTCTGGCGGCCATGGTCAACCTTCATTTATTAGCTGAAGAACCGTATGATTAACCATTGAGTCAACTCCCCACTTTTCAGACTCGTAGACGAACACAGTGCCGTCGACGATTTTTCCTGTGAGTAGGCCATTTTCAACCCAACGTTTAATGGTTCTGTTATCTGGAATTGAGTCTTTGGTAAATTCGCGTTTTCCCCATTGACTCGCTTTCATTAGTTTTGCCATGGCTATTTCTCCATAAACCGGCTGCACCCGGTTATCGAACGTTAAAAGAACATGACGAACACCCACCTCGAAGCCCGTCATTACATCTTCTACATAGATGGTGGTCTCGATTATCCTTATCTGTTTCGTAAATTTTTAATTTGTCAATCATTGGCTTGTGTACCTGGAGAATCTGTTTGCGAAGGTTTGCAACTTCATCGGCTAATTCCATAAGACGGCAATGAAGGTCCTTCGCTTCTTCCTTATACCAGGCTAAATCATCCCGCATACGCCTCCATCGCCGGAGCTTTAATTTACTCGGCATCAGTCATCATCCTCATCATCGTCGTCATCGCAGGATGCGAGCAATGGATTCATTCGCCGCCCTACCTGGCAGGCGTACCCACGGCGACCGAGGTTGTGTAGCACGCTGTAGATTTCGAACATTTCGGTTCGCTCATCACCAATATCAAGCTCACAAGCCAGCGTGTGGCATTCAGTAGCGAGCGCCGATATCTTCTCAAGCAGTTCGACCTTATTCACTTTTCACCTCTCTTGGTGTGGCTGAGAAATGCTCAACGCCTTTAGCCCAGATTTCTTTGATAGTCGTCCAGGTGACAGGTACCGTAATTTCAATTCTCCCGCTGCCATCGCAGGTTTCACATTCATCAGCACCAAAGCATTCCGGGCAGTTTACGAACTTGGTTTCTGAAAACTCACCGGATAGCGCCCCCTTAGCGCCGTTCTCAGCAGTTAACCTCATTGGCACCATCACGTAACCATCAGGCACTACCGGCGCTTGCTGATTCATTCCCACCAAAACAGCTTCAACTCGGTCAAATACCGCCTGCATGTCAGAGACATTAGTCATGCCGGTTGGTGTGAATATATGACGCATGGTGGCATCACCGATGTTGTATTTTTCAGGCGCTGGCTGCGCGTGGCGATAGAGCGGCAGTACAGCCACATCACCATCTGTTGCGACAAATTCTGCCCGGCATTTATCGTTTGTGACATGCCATTGCTCACGATAGTGCCATGTCCACGCCACCGGCTCGCTGTCCATTGCGGCCAGCGCTATACGAGCCAGCTCCTCGGCCTCCTCAGCTGGCAGCATTACGTTGCTTCCGGCGCCGTAGGTTTCACGCCATGATTTAATTTTTTCTAGGCGCTCTCTGTTTAACTGGTTAATGGTCATTGGTTGGCTCCCCGAAATAAAATTGCCTGCTGAAAACCGATTAAGAACCACAGCCCATCTGCGCGCTGGCTCATTTCGTACCAGTCCTCTTTGTTGAGGTCTGAAACGAGGTTGTCACCACAAATGCAAATATCGGCACCGCGTGGTTCTGAGTCGTATATGGCACCTGGAGTAAACCAGTCAGGTTTGGTCGAGCTAACGCAAAGCATTCTTGCAACAGCCATCTACTCAGCCTCCCACTTGATGCCCTTCGCGGTCAGCTCAGCCTTAACGTCTTGGCTATAGTTAAAAACTCCATCAGACCATACGTATCTGTCTCCAGACACAACCTGCCGCAAGTCGGGCAGCTTCACGGTGACGGAGCGGGACTCCAGCTCGGCCAGCTGGCGCTCAGCCAATTCCGCGCGAGCATCAAGCGTCACGTTAGCGGCACAGAGTTTTTGCTCTGCTTCTTCCAGCTCGGCGATGCGTTTCTCGGCTGCTCTACGCTTGCAGAACTGGGCTTTACGGCTTGCTTTAAGGTTATGCTTAGCCAGTTCAGCCATGTAGAGTTGGTGCTCTGCGTTAGCCAAGCGCTGGCGAACTTCATCATTCTCCAGTTCATCAATCCGATGCTGCGCCTTCTCCAGCGCCTCTACTAGCTCAGCGCTTTGCGCTTTAACTGCACGCCAGGCCATTTCCGTTGAGGAATAAAAATAACCGCAGTCGCCATAAGCGAGGCTGAGTTGCTGACTGCGGGCCCAATTTTCGAATTTCTCTCTCTGCGCCAGTTCGGTGATATCAGTCATGCTGCATCCTCCAGACCGATTAGCTCGGCAATCTGCGCCAGCGTGTCTTCGCTTTCTCCAACCGGCTTGTCCATCCAGTCAAATGAAATCAACTTGCCGCCCTCGATTACGCCGACATTGAAATCGTCGCTATCCACAGCCCGAAAACCGTGTGATATGGCTCCATTGCGTGTCTCGTAGTGAATAAGGTCAGATGAATATTCGATACCGTGTCCGCCTTCGTTACACCAGGCGCGCCGGATAATTACGATGAATGATTTGCTCATGCGGCACGCTCCTGTTTCTCATCATCAGCCGCCAGCACCCGTATGGGGATCCGGCTCATATGCATGGTGTACCCGGTCTTAAGCTCCAGGTCGGCGTATTCCTCAAGCAGAGTCTGGTTATGCCGAGCACCGTTGACCATGTCGTTACGGCTAGCCATGATGCAGAAAACACAACTCAGGCGCTCATTACCCAGCGCGTAGGCGTAATGCGGTTCTTGCCCAGCCTGTCGAATGGTGGCGAAAACTTCCTCGGCAAGCAGATCATGGACCGGCAGCCATTCGTACCAGGTGTTAACCGAGTTGCTGATCCCCATCTTGCTGAATGCCTGGCGTTTAGCTCGGCCTGGTGATTCCTGTGCGCGAAGCCCGAGGCAGTTAACGATGGTTTTATACCCGTTAGCCTTTGCATACCGGCGAACTTCGCGCTGGATAGGTCCGCGTTTCAGATCACTGGTGCATTGCCTGGTGCTGGCAGATGGCCAGCTCGGTACTTCTGGACGGTTCTCAAAGCGACGCTCGACCATCTCGAAAAAGGTCTTGCTGGCCCGCGCTACAATGAACGTCAGCCCAGCGTCTCCCGCCTGTTTTTCTGCCAGATCTAGTGCTCCCGGCCACTCAATAACACCGAGTGAAGCGTGCACAACGATAAGCTGCGCCGTGGGTACTATCTCCAGGAGTTTAATCAGCATCGCCTGGGAATCCTTCCCGCCAGAATGGTTGGAGACAAACAGCGCGCCAGCAGTGATTAATGAAGTAATGTCGGGGATCATTTGGCCCCCTCGCGGAGCTGCTGGGAAAACTCACGGAGTTTGAACCCAATTACTCTTGTACTTGCCACCGTATCGACACGGTCGAGTTCTACCGCGGCTTCATCAATGGCATCAGCCTTAATCCCAGCCAGGTAGGCGTCGGTGGCTGGGAACGGGTTTTCAGCATTAACATCGCGGGAAACGTACATGTTGATTTCTGAAACATAATCCAGCGGCACACCCGCGAACATGGTTCCTTCGCCTTCAGAGAAATATTCAACGTGGTTGTCGCTGATGTCGGTCAGCAAGCGATTCATCGTAAAATTCTCCGCCGCCAGCTGCTTAAACGCTTTCGCCAGCTTCAGGAACTTCTGCTCTCTGATCGACAGCTCGCCTGCGCTCTCCAGGGAGGCGATGAGCTCGTTTACTGTTGAGATGTTCATGCTGTCCACCATTCAATAAACATGCAGATACCAACGGTTACTACGGCAATCAGCACCCAGCAGATCACATCGAACACGTCGGCGAACCGACGCAGGGTGTATTTGCTGTAATTCTCAGGTTCAAAATTCATTGCGCCTCCCCAAGCACCCAGCGCAGAGCATCAGCGTATTCACCGCTGGCACCCTCAAGGGCTTTTGTAATTTCCTTGCGTGATTTGATACGCGGCTTTGCTTCACCAAGAACCTGGCGCTGTCGCCGGGCTTTTTCATGGCCCGTGGTGCCGGCGGTCGCTGTCTCGATCTGCTTGACCTTCTCCCGTTGCTCTTCGGGTTTAAGCGATGCCAACTGACGCGCCTGGGTAACGGTGATTGTGCCAGCCTCTACCGCTTCCCGGACGGCTTGTGTGGCATCCAACAGGGATAGCGTTGCACGCACGGTCTGAACGCTGCAGCCAAACAACACCGCAATGTCGTCCTCATCGAGCCCGCGGTCGAGCGCGTCTGACATTTTTTTAGCCCGGCCCAGTGGTGTATCAGGACGGCGAATTTCGTTTTCGCTGACCATGTATTTAGCCATCTGATTTGCTGATCCGCGCTTAACGACTCCGGGAACAAGCAGTGGGGCTTTGCCCTCTTTTAAAAGAAGCTTATTTGCCTCCAGGGTATGCTTAACACGCTGACGGCCTACAACTACGCAGGTGAGACCCGTTTCAGAGTCTTTCCAGACGATAATCGGCTCAAGTACGCCCAGCTCCTTGATGTTCAGAACCATCCCTTCGTCGATAGGAAGGTGGACCCGCTCATCGTAGAGAGGGTGGGTCTTATCGGTGACCAGATGAAGCTTTTCCGGTTCGAACGAAAGAGCGTTGGTTTTGCCGCTGGCGCCGTACACGTCGATCGAGTTTTTAGCCATGGTTTTTAACCCCATTCAGGCCTGCCAGCACCGCTGCCTGCGCTGTGTTTTGGTCCATTGCTTCGGTAAGGGCGATGAACGTTACATCCAGCCGTGAAGCGATATTGCGCATTAACTCTGCTTTTTCCAGTGGAAGATCGGGTGCCGCAGCGTAAGCTGCAGCGACCAGTTCTTTAACTTTCATATGTGCCATTAGCGCCGCTCCATCAGCTGGTGGAAGCGGTTCATGAACATCCCGTAGGCCTGGCCTGGGCGAACCGGATTAATAACGAATTGATCCGTCGGAATAATGCCTTCGAGCATGGGCCAGACAGTGCCGTCGTCGATCTCAAAGTCACGACGTTCGCTGGCCAACATCACCAGGTCGGCATATTTAACGGTCGGGTGCTGCTCAGCCGGCAGGCCGAATTTCTGACGTATTGCTGCATCAACCCGAGTCTCTATTGCGCGATAGTCAGGTAAGAGGTGCTTAAGCGGAGCCGGAATATCCTGCAGGTAAGCCTCGGCAGCATCATGGAGAAGTGCCTCAAGGGCGAACTCCTGCGGTACGAGCAGGCTGGATAAAACGCTGTGCTGTCCAACGCTGTAGAACTCTGGCAGGTGGCCGGCAAATCGGCAGATATGCGAGAGGGCGGTTGCAATATCCTCTATCTCGATCGCGTCTTGCCGGATATCGAGATAATTAAAGTGTTTGCCTGAAAGGGTTTGAATAAAGCTCATTATTTTCTCCATACGTTACGCCTGCACAGCGCTGTTATTTGGGTGTAGAAATCCCTCGCCATAAGGCGATAAATAAAAGGATTACGCTTCAATAAATCCCCGCAGCAGCGGAGATTTAAGGCTGAGCAATCAGGCTTAGGCTTTGAAAGTACCGATGAAGGTCTCGACCGGTTTGCCATCGAACTTACCAGTCAGCAGGTCGCGGAACTCATTGGCGATCGCTTCTTCCTGGGCTTCCAACTGGACGATACGCAGGACAAATACCGGGTCATTACTTTTCAGCAGACTATTGCGCAGGCTGAATGCACGTTCGCCGAGACCTTCATACGGCACACATTTGAACTCAAACGCCACCGGCATCACGTCTTTACTGCTGGCTTCGATACTCTGCATCAGCGATTTTTTGCCACTGAAATCACCATCTTCATGATCGGAGGCATTAGTTTGCTGGATGGTGACGCGGCGAACTGCCTGAGCGGCCTGGGAGATTTTCATCGTGTTACCGTCGGCATCGAATGCAGTCAGGTAATCACTCCAGTCTTCCAGCCATTCGGCGATTTGCTTCTGGTTGAGGTGGTCACCGTTGATCGACAGCAGCGCGCGGAATGGGGCTGTTTTCTTCAGCTTGATCGAGGCGACGTTATCAGCGTGGCCAGGATTATCCAGCGTTCCGATGTTGAAGATAGAGCGCGCCAGCATGTTATCGGCATCGATGAAGCAACGGGCTTTTTCGTCTTCCTTGGCATAACTAACGGAATAGCGAACGAAATCGTCAATGCTGGTTGTGTCCATGGCGCCGCGGAACCGGTAACGCTCCAGTGCGAAACGCTCAAGGCTCGCGACGGCCGTACCTTCCGGCAGAATGGTTGTCGGGCAGGCCAGACTGTGAATGTCGTTCAGGTGGTATCCTGAAAGCACCAGGTCTTTAATTTGGTTAATTGCGCTGCTGTCTAATTGCTGGGACATAAAATTTCCTTAAAGATGAATACAGTTAAACTAAAAGCACGTTAATCGCGGCCTACTGAGCCGCTCGCAGCTTTGCATCCGGATCCCCGCTCAGAGTAAACAGGTTGCCCTGGTCTTCCTGCAGGATGGTCAGCTTGCCGCCGCGGTTAACAAACATCGGCGTTTCTGTCGTGTCTTCTTCAGAAACTTTCCCGCGCGGGGTGGGGGTGATGTACTGCAGTTTGTGTTTGATCATGACTCGCTTTTCTTCGATCGAATTGCCCATGCGATCGATGTCGAAAGTCAGTACTACTTTGCCTTTGCTGCCATTGTTCAAAACGCCCAGTGCGGCGGTATTGAGCGCCCCGGCGATCTTGTTGATGAACACGCCAGCATCCAGTTCGCCCAGGAAATCTGGAACATTGGTCATGCGATCATTGCTCATAGCACTACCTCTTTGTTAGGGCGGCTGCCACCGCCGACGGTTTCTCCATACACAACACAGAAGAGCATCTGCGGTTGACGGCCGCCCGGGTGGATTGGGTTATGAGCCCGTCGCCCGGTGATGCTCTTGTGTCTTGTGTAAAAAGGGCGGTACCAGAAACAAAGGGAAACTGGCACCGCCAAAACTTCACACAGCTTTCGTTACAGGTACTACGGGTTACCACGCTGGCTACGTGATGGGGTTGTGACACCAGGTCGCTAATCTGCTTACTTCCCGCCGCTCTGTTTTGGTATTGGCAACCAGTTGCTGTTGCTCAGTCGATTTCCGGGTCTTTGCGTCGACCGGCGCTGCAGTACGCTTGTACACGTCACAACGGAGAGAGCACTGGGTTCCGATTCTTCTACGAGCAGCGCTGACTTACTCGCTTCTTCGTCGGGACGATAACTGTCAGCTTTCGGAGTTACCGCCAATGCTCTCACCTGTTGTGTCCCGGACTCTTCCCGGGCGTCACACCTTTTCGCCGCGCTGGTGGGGCGCACGTCGTGCCTGAAACACTTAGCTTGCACATTCTTCCGGAATTCCTGAGAGCGCATGGATAAAGGTAACTCTCTGGCGGCTAACGCTGCATGTGCCATACAGCGGTTGCGAATATTGCCGTTCACAACTGGAAGCGCACTCCTTCAGTTACAAACCAGTCCCCACGACGGATGAAGATGGAATGCGCTTTCATGTTGTGTGCCTGCTTTTATCCACATCAGGCGAGGTGGATCCTGGTTATTCCCCAACAACAAGGATTCGGGTAATCTGGATATCCCCAACAACGAAAGGAGTTTTTATGCAGTGCAATGACTATGAAGAGCGGCACATGCCTCCTTACAAGAGGCCTGAACCACCGCCAAAACCTGATGATTCAGACTGAGGTGAAACATGTCCCGACATGACTTGATATTTGATATTCATTATTCGCATTACCTCGAAAAGATGTTTGCGACATTGACTGGCCGTATCGACCGGTTGATGACTTTCCTAATTATTTTGTCGGGATGTGGTGTTTTTGTTTCTATCACTGGCTACGTTTGGTTCGGCGCATTTATCGCTGCCTTATCGGTTAGCCAAGTTGTTTATCAATTCTCCCGCTCTTCAGGTATTGCAACTGAACAAGCTCGCTTATATCTGGAACTAATCACCGACGAACCTTCTCTTACGGATGAGGAATTACTCGCGCGTTTTAAACATTTGCAAAACGCCGATTCAAAACCCTGGGGTTGCTTAGAATTACCAGCTCAGAAAAGAGCAACGATTGTTCTTGGCCTAACTGATACAACCAGGGAACTCAGCAAGCAAGAGGTGTTTGCCGCAAGGTTGGCTGGAGATCTACCGAGGAAAAATCCCCATGGTTGAAAGAGCTGGCGGTCATAAACCGGCTAACCCAAGACCTCCACAACCAGTTAAGCCAAAGCCTAAAGCTTGATTGTTGATGGATATCCAGATTGTTAAAGAGCAAAGCGTCCGATGGGCGCTTTTTTCATACCTGCGAATCATCCCGGTCTTCGTATGCCCCGGGCGGCTACTTCGTGGGCGTCCTGCCTGTTCGCTGTCGATGGATTAATGATACAGATAAAACTGTTAATTCGTCAACAGTCAAAACTGTATTTAGTGGCGGTGTTTACTATTAAAACTGTAATTTATTGTTTTTTATGAAACTAAAGACGTAGAAAAACCGGCGCTGGCCGGTTCATGTGAGGAAGGATTTACCTTTTTCGCCTGTAAATTCTATGTTCGACCATTACGCCGATAATTTTCAACGGGCGTTCAGAGCTATTAATGGTGGGGTAGTCGTCATTAAGGGGGACCAGTTCATATTGCTGGCGGCCTGAAATATCAGTAAATGTAGGACGGTATTTTTTAAAAGTAGCTTCATTATCACCATTTTTAGCAACAACAAACTCGCCCGGAACTGGCTCTAACTCTGGATCAACAATGATAATATCGCCTTCTTTAAAGTCAGGCTCCATTGAATCACCTTCTATCCTTAGTGCAAAAGTAAACTCAGAAATATCAATGTCTGTCATGATGTATTCGAAGCTACCATCAAATGCATCAATAGGGTTTTTTTCTGCTAATGCCCCAGCTTGGACGTAACTGATCAAAGGCACTTTCCTTGAATTCACATCGGCAAGAGCCATGAAAGGCCCACCGTTCATCAACCATGTTGGGTCACACTTAAGTGCTTTGCTTATTCCTACAATGTTGCGAGGCTTTTTAGTTTTACCATCCTCAATGCTGGCCCATGATTGTTGCCTTATTCCTGCCTTTTCAGCTGCTTGCTCTTGAGTAAGACCAAGTTCGATTCTTTTTTGCTTTACGCGTTCTGCAAGGCTCATAGCTCCTCCATTCCCATGGCCTCATGGTCACAGTTTAAACTGTGATTGACAAACAGTAGTATCTGTTCAAAAATACAGATAAAACTGTGGAGGTGTTATGGAATCAATTTCTCAAAGATTAAAGAATAAACGTGAAGAGATGAATCTCTCACAGGCGCAATTGGCTGAATTGGTCGGAATGACCCAGCAGTCATTACAAGCGATCGAGGCGGGTTTTACAAAGAGGCCCCGTTACATCATCGAATTGTCTTCAGCCCTGCATTGCGATCCTCATTGGTTGCTCTATGGCGAGGGTGCTAATCAGAACGATAGCGCTTCAGGGGTGTAACAGAAACCACAGAGATAAGGGGTAAGCCGTGGGTGTCAAGTCAGCGCAGGAAACGATGAAGAAGCAACCTTACATCAGTGCAGGTGATTTATCTCCAGAGGAGTTAAGACTCTGGCTGAACCGTGTTGCAGATTCAGCCGGTGTAAAAACCGATGGCATGTTTGAGATCGTAAGCAGTCTGCGCCTGCTGGCGGATGAACTGAAAAAGCCGCTGGAAACCATCCAGGTAAAGATTACTTACCTTTCAAGCCCGGAAATAATTCGTTCGGAAGATCATTCCAACTCAACTCAGGAAGACCTTCGCCTACTTCGTGAGATTCAGCAATCAGTTCACGATTTCCGTCAATCCATTGATTCATTGACTCTTCAGATTTCAGAAACCCGTCGCTGGCCGCTACCTGTTGACTGGCTAAACACGGACCCAGGAGTTTCAGAGCAAGAGAAGCGGGAATATTTTCAAGGGATAAAAACACAACCCCAGAGTGGGCATGAAGCAAATGAATGATCGCTTCCCGGCTGTTCAGGTTGAGTTCTGGATTTTCAATTTTGTACTGGCGGGTGACCGCATAAAGTCTGGTGAGTTGAATCGAACGGGCGGCAATCAGGTTCTGTAGCCAATACCCGACTTCCTCCCGATAGGTATTTGCATAACTCGCCATGAGGGAATTTTTAATTGAAACGTACGCAGATTGCAAAGTCATGTTGAACCTCCTTCGGTTCTTAGTCGTGGAAAACCAAGAATATCCGAAGGAAGGTTCGGCACCAACAGAGGTATTGAACAATGAATGAACCTGAATGGAAAGTGGATAAGCAGCCGGCATGGCTGGTGGCCTCTATAAAAAAAACGATCACTGATTTGGACGGTGGTTACGTGGAAGCAGCGGAGTGGCTGGGCGTTACTGAAAATGCATTGTTTAACCGTTTACGCGCCGATGGTGATCAGATTTTTCCTCTCGGCTGGGCAATGGTTCTGCAGCGTGCTGGTGGATCAAACCACATTGCCAATGCGATAGCACGCCATTCGAACGGGGTATTCGTGCCACTGGCCGATATCGAGGAAGTTGACAATGCCGATATTAACCAGCGCTTGATGGAGTCGATCGAGTGGATAGGAAAACACTCGCAGTATCTACGCAAAGCCACTGCTGACGGTGTTATAGACCAGGCCGAACGTGAGCAGATCGAGGAGAACAGTTACCAGGTCATGGCGAAATGGCAGGAGCATTTAACGTTACTTTTCCGTGTCTTTTGTCAGCCAGAAAAGAGTGACGCCCGCGAGTGTGCAGCTCCGGGCGTCGTGGCAGATAAATCAACGTGTATGGAGAAATAATCCGCATGAGCAATTTAATCGTAAATCTCAGGTTACCGCAACTACGTATGCGTCCGGTGACGGGTGCTGCGCTGTTTCGGTATGAACGCATGGTATGCGGTAAATGGGTTTCATGTAACCACAGCCGGGCAACGGCAATTGTGGGGGTCTTTAACCGGAGGGTAAAAGCGTTATGCGCGAAGTTAACCGAAAGTTCAGAGACCACTATGGCAAGCCCGTCAGAGTCATACGGTGGGAACGTGAGACCAATCGTGTCATTTACCTCAGGGAAGGCTATCCGCACGAGTGTTTTAGCCCACTCGATCAGTTTCAACGAAAATTCAGGGAAGTAGAGGGCAGCCATGAGCAGTAAATTACACGGTCTGGTATGGGAAGCCTGTGCTTTCAAAGGCCTGATCATATCTGAAATAGCGGTCATGGCCCGCCTGGCTGACTTCAGCAACGACGAAGGAATATCGTGGCCTGCTGTGACAACTATTCAGCGACAGATCGGGGCAAAGAGCGAGAACACTGTTCGAAGCGCCATTAAAAAACTTCAGGCGAAAGGGTGGCTGAAGAAGCAGGAGCGTCGCGTAGGCGGCAAGAATAATTCGAACGTCTACAAACTCAACGTCGATATGCTGGAACGTGCAGCAGCTGAAGCAAAACTCTTCTACGCAACCCCGCGTGAACAATCAAAATTTGATGCCTCAGAAATTGAGGGTTCAAAATTTGAGGGGTCAAATTCTGACGCCTCAAATAATGGGTCTGCATCCCCTCAAATATTGCGGGGGGACCCCTCAATGGTTGAAGGCGATCCGTCATTAGATCCGTCATTAGATCCGTCATCTAAAAAACCTTTTTGTCGGGCTCCTGCGGAACCCGACGATAAGCCGGATCCTGAAGTGGTGATCACTGACCATGCGATCGAAGTTCTGACGCATCTGAACCAGGTCAGTGGCTCCCGGTTTCAGAAGTCAAAAAATTCCCTCGAAAACATTCGGGCACGTCTGCGTGAGGGGCATACCGTTCCAGATCTGAAACTCGTTATTGACGTTAAGCATGAGCACTGGCATGGCAACGACGAGCAATACCAGTACATGCGCCCCGAGACGCTTTTTGGTCCTAAAAAATTCGAAGGCTATCTGCAAAGCGCTATCCGCTGGGATGCCAAAGGGCGACCGCCACGGGAATCCTGGGACAGAAGTAAGCCGCGTGATATCAACCAAATTGGTGCAGTGCAAACGATCATACCGAAGGGGTTTCGTGGATGAACATTACTCAAATGGCCTTTGAATTCATTGCTAAAAACCCAGATCAGAAAATGCGCGATATCATTGCCGCCTTTCCTGACTGCAAACCTGTTTCTGTGAAAAGTGCCGTATATCGCCTGTACACAGAAGGGCGCCTGGAAACAAAAGCAACCTCATGCGGTTTTATTTATCGAGTCATCAATGATGCATCCTGCTGCGATGACCTACAGGACGACTTTAAGTCCAGGGGCAACCTTGAACAGGAAAAAGCCGCTAAAAAACTCGAAGAGCGCAGCCTGTATCGCCGGGCCGCTACTGTATGGCACCAGCTCAGTACCTCAAGCTGCAGCCAGAAAACTCTCGAGTATTACATTCGTCAGAAAAATGCCTGCCTCCGGAAAGCACGCATGGGGAAATCACACACTGAGTGTCTGTTAGCCGGGAATTACTGCGGAGGTGATCTGTGCATCGACTGAACACGACCAGCGAAGGGGAAATGCTGGTGGATGAGGCCGAACTCCCAATCACCAGAAGCCAATACTGTGATGCTCTGGATGCATTACGTGCTGCACCTGCCCACTATCTCAAGGAGGTGGGCGACCAGTGGAGAACGCCCGATCTGTTGTTCTGGGGGGTTAACGCTATGTATGGCCCACTGGTGCTGGACCTCTTTGCAGACGAAAGCAACGCAAAATGCCCTGCGTGGTACTCAGCAGAAGATAATGCCCTGACGCAGGACTGGGCGGGGCGACTGATAGAACTCGGCGGCGCGGCATTTGGAAATCCGCCGTATAGCCGTTCTCAGTATCACGAAAAGCAGGCGATCACAGGCATGACCCACATCATGAGTTATGCATCCGCTCAGCGTGAAAAGGGAGGTCGTTATGTCTTTCTGGTGAAGTCAGCGACGAGTGAGACGTGGTGGCCAGAAGATGCGGATCATGTATGTTTTATCCGCGGTCGCATCGGTTTCGATCTGCCTACCTGGTTTAAGCCGGCGGACGATAAGCAGAAGCCGACCAGCGCCTTCTTTGCCGGGGCGATTGTTGTATTCGATAAGTCCTGGCGAGGTGAGCGCTTTAGCTATATCGATCGTGTGGCTCTTGAAGCGAAGGGGCGCGCGAGTATGGCCCTGGCCCAGTACGCCGTGGGTAAACAGGCAACAGCTCCAGTAATGGATCAGCCTCAGACAGAGCAAGCTGAAACTGAAATCCCACTTCTTCAGGACGAAATCCTCGCGAAAAGCGGCATACGATCCTGGGCTTGCGTGGTTGCGGCTTTTGGAGATAAAGCCGAGTACACCTTTGCCGAGTCGAAGTTTGGTCATACCTGGGCGGCTGATTCAGTGGATAAACCGGAGTTTACGCCGGTTAAATCAGAAACGATCGCCACAGCTCAATCCCTGATCATCAAACAAACTGCGAAACAAGTGCTGGTGGGCTGGCTTAACGGTGTTGATCTTGGATCCGCAACTGCACGTGAAGAAACCATAGAACGCATGAATTCGGTGTATGCAGAGTTTATCGACACATGCCCGGTCACTGAGTTCATCGATATTGTTGGCAGCCTGGATAAAGCAAGCTGGTTCAACAGCAGACTGATCCGCAGCCATGTTCGGGAAGCTCTCTCAGTTGCCAAACAGACCTTACCCGAAAGCCGGATATGGCCACTGGAAGTAGGCCTGGTTTTTGAGCAAGTCGAAGGCGTGAATCATCTTAACGAGTCTCAGCAAAACAAGCTGAAGGCACACATCAATCAGCTGTGGCTTGAGCGTACGCCCAGTACCGAAATCATAACTATTGCCAGCGGACTGGTCAGCAGTATGCAGGGGGTTAGCCATGCGTGAAATTATCGTTGATAACTTTGCCGGAGGCGGCGGCGCTTCTACCGGGATTGAGATGGCTCTTGGGCGTAGCGTCGATATTGCCATTAACCATGATGAAAACGCTGTGGCCATGCACCGTACCAATCATCCGGATACCTTGCACTACTGCGAAAGCGTGTTCGATGTTTCTCCTGGCGCAGCAACCAGCGGCAAACCTGTTGGCCTGACCTGGTTCTCCCCAGACTGTCGCCACTTTTCCAAAGCGAAAGGAGCTAAACCAGTTGAAAAAGCGATTCGTGGGCTTGCGTGGATCGTTCTTCGCTGGGCGCTGGATGTTGGTCCGCGGGTAATGATGCTGGAGAACGTCGAAGAGTTTAAAACGTGGGGTCCACTACTGGCGGCGGAAATGCGTCCGGATCCGGACCGCGTTGGTGAAACGTTCGAGGCGTTCGTAGGCATGCTGACATCCGGAGTTCCAGCGGATCACCCTGCGTTGTTGGAATGCTGCGAATTTTTGGAGTTATCGCCGGATAGCGAACAGGCGATGCGTTTGATTACCGGGCTGGGCTATGACGTCGATTATCGCGAATTGCGCGCCTGCGACTACGGCGCGCCAACTATCCGAAAACGTTTCTTCATGGTTATGCGACGGGACGGGCAGTCGATAGTCTGGCCGGCAGCTACTCACGGGGATCCGAAATCGTCGGCGGTGATTTCTGGCAAACTGGCACCATGGCGCACAGCTGCAGAATGCATCGACTGGTCAATTCCAGCGCCAAGCATTTTCGACCGCAAAAAGTCTCTGGCAGAGAATACGCTGAAGCGGATCGCGCGCGGCATCCAACGCTTTGTTATCGAGAGCGCGTCGCCGTTTATCGTGAAGTGCAATCACACTACCACTAAAGGCAAATACGATTGCTTCCGGGGGCAGGCTCTCTCTGAACCGCTGCAGACGATTACGAAAACCCACGGCTACGCAATTGCGGTACCTCATCTGACAAAGTTCCGCACCGGCGCAACCGGACAGCCAGTCACCGAACCGGTACCAACGGTGACGGCTGGCACGTCCAGGCGCCCGGGCGGGAATGGTCATGCGCTGGGGTTTGTTGAGGCGGGCCTTGTCCCTTTCCTCGCTGGCAACGGTGGCAGCGAATACCAGGCGAAACCGCGCCCGCTTGATAAACCTGCTCACACCATCCTGAAAGAGTCACGAGCCTGCGTCGTCGCTCCAGTTATCGCCCGGCAATTCGGTGCCAGCGTCGGCCACCGCGTAGACGAGCCAAGCGCTACGATTACCGCTGGAGGGGGAGGTAAATCTCAGTTTGTGTCAGCATTTCTGGCGAAACACTACGGCGGGAACTACCAGGGCGCCGGTATTGACCTGGGCGAACCCGCTCATTCAGTTACCACTGTCGATCATCACGCGCTGGTTACTGCGCAGATTGTTGGTGTTGGCGGTCGTGCTGGGCAGAGCAGGCCGCGAGACGTTAGCGAGCCACTACAGACCATGACGACAAAGGCTGATGCTGCAATGGTCACGTCCCACCTGATAAAACTCCGCGGTACCTGCCGTGATGGCCAGACAACTGACGAGCCGATGCCGACTATTACTGCCGGCGGGCAGCACGTAGGGGAGGTTAAAACGACTCTGGCGGTCGCGGACTATGACGAAGAGCGCGCGCAGCAGGTGCTGGCGTTCCTGCAGCAATATTGCGGGGAGGATAGCACCGGGCTGGTGGATATCGGCGGAGTGACTTACCGCATCGTTGATATCGGGATGAGAATGCTGCAACCGCATGAGCTTTACCGGGCGCAGGGCTTTCCGGAGTGGTACATCATCGATCGGGATTACCGCGGGGTGAAGTATGCGAAGGATAAGCAGGTTGCGCGCTGCGGAAATGCCGTTCCGCCCCCGTTCGCTGAGGCGCTGGTTAGGGCCAATCTGCCGGAAATGTGCATTAACAAACAGGAGCGAGCCGCGTGATGAAGTTAACTATCAGGCAGCAGGAAGTTCTTAACCTGCTCATTGAGTACCAGCGCGTCCATGGATTCCCTCCAACCACCTATGAACTGACCGGCATGTTGGGGTGCCGGTCCCCCAATGCTGCGGCAAGTCATCTCAAAGCTCTGGAGAAGAAGGGTGCGATCAAAATCACCCGCGGGGTTTCCCGCGGTATAAGCATCGTTAATTTTCCCCCTCAGAGAGAACTTGTCATAAATCTTAATACCCTCGTTAAAGTCAAACTTAGTGATGTCGCCTTTGTGTTTTTGGAGCGTCAGCATGAAGAAAACCGTATTCGCTACCCCTCCATTTTTGGTGAGTTTGAACCACCATCAAAGGATGAAAATGGGTTTACGAAAATGACGCTATGGAGCCTCATGTCCGAACTGGGGCAGCTATGTTATTGCGGCGGGGAAGTTCCTTTCGAACTTAAAATTCCCCTGGAGGATGAATGAAATTTATTCTTCCTTTCCCGCCCAGCGTGAACTCCTACTGGCGGTCCCCAAATAAGGGGACTGCAAAAGGTAAATTGCTGGTCAGCGAAGCCGGCCGCAAATTCAAACATGCTGTAAGAGCAGCGATTATCGAACAGCTGAAAGCAGTCCCAAAACCCTCCGCTTCACCAGCGGAGGTAGTCATTGTCCTGCATCCGCCTGATTACCGCCGCCGCGATCTGGACAACTACAACAAGGCGCTTTTCGACGCACTTACATACGCCGGTATCTGGGAGGATGACAGCCAGGTCAAGAGAATGACGATCGAGTGGGGTGAGAATGCAAAGGGAGGGAGAGTTGAGATCACCATAACGGCATTCAATAAAGTGCTGGATGTTTGTTCAGTGGTAGGTTGAAGACTATGCAATCAGGCATTAATCTCAAGGTGTGTAAACGAACCGGGCGTGCAGGCCCGATCGTCACGTTAAAGTGTATGGAGATAAATATGGCTAACCACGTTATGGGCTATGGTGCGCCCAAAAACCACTCTCATTTGGCGATAGAAGGTATTTTCGTTCGCCGGGATTCAGCAGGTCGATTTTGTTTAAATGACTTTCAGCGCGCAGCTGGTGGAGAAGAACGTCATAATCCTAACCGCTGGCTTCGGTCCGAGATGGCAGCTCAGTTGATTGCTGAGCTAACGCCAGATATGGCGTTTGCTCCTGTCGATGTTGTGAGAGGAGGGATCAACCCTGGGACATACGCCTGCAAGGAATTGGTGTATGCCTATGCAATGTGGATTAGCGCCGCCTTCAATCTGAAAGTCATCAGAACGTTTGATGCGGTGCAAAATACTATGACAGCGCTGACCTCCGATCGTATTCAGGCTGGTGTCATTTTGCTGGAGTCAGCATCCCGAACATTAAACCTCTCAAATTCTTCCAAACTTGGTGCTTACCAGAAATTGCAACAGGCGGCCGGGCTTCCAGATTTAATGCCTGCTTATGCGATTGATGCTCCAGCCGGCGTCATGGATGGATCCAGTCGGCCCACACTCTCGCTTAGTGCTCTGCTTAAAACCCATGGGATACGGCTAACTGCAAACCAGGCATATCACTTAATGGCTCGTGCCGGGATCGTGGATAAGAAGGAACGGCAAAGCCGGAGCGGATTAAACGGAGTAAAAAAATTCTGGTCTGTAACAGCCAAAGGCTGCCTTTACGGGAAAAATATCACCAGCCCTGCGAATCCCCGGGAGACTCAGCCACATTTTTTTGAATCAAAATTTCCCGAGCTTCTGAGACTGCTCGGCATTGTCACGCAGTAGGGGATGATCTTGCGCGGATTACTAACACCAGAGATTGTGCCCCGCCTCGGCGTAGTACTCTTTAAACCGGGAAAGGAGCTGATGAGCCTTTTTGCTCAGGGGCGCGTTCTAATAACTCCACAGCCCGAGTACATGGCCGGTTTTCCTACGGGGAAAGTGCCAGACGCTCGCCAGCCGTTATCCGTAGATCGCAGCCTTGTTCCTTTCTTTACCGATCCACGTGTCATCACAGCTGCGGGAGGTATTGAGGGGCTGGAGCGATGGCTTAGCCTGGCTGTCAGACAATGCCAGAATCATGATGAGGGATATCACCACATCGAAACAGTCATCTTAAGGCAAGATCCAGGCTCCGTTTTATTATGCTGGCATTGCGACAATAAGTTTCGAGATGAGCCGGATCCGGCGATCAAGGAAATAGCAAGTCGTAATGTTATCGACTGGGTCATCGATATGGTCCTGCTTTCGCTTGGTTGCACGCGGGAAAGGACATTATCCCTGGCAGAGTTGTGCTGGTGGGCTGTTCAGTCTGGGATTTCTGATGCGATAACGGAGGTTATGGCTGAAAAGGCCTTGCGGATAGCTCCAGAGCCGCACCGTTCGGTATACAGGGACAGCGACATCATCCCGGCAATACCCGCGGCCGACATACTTAAAAGACGTCTGGATAAGAGGGAAAGCCATGCCATAACAGGGGATCTGGAGACGGGTGATCAGGATGCTGGGAAACCTATTCTCCAGTTGGGCGTGGATCCGGATTGCCCTGAAGCATTTATGTTGCGACCGAAGCGCCGGCGCTGGATTTGCCCTCAATACACCCAGTGGGTAAAAACACAGGAATGTGCCTGCTGTAGGCAACCAGCTGACGATCCACACCATATAATAGGGCATGGTATGGGAGGAACAGCAACCAAAGCCCATGATCTATTCGTGATACCGCTGTGCAGAGCGCATCACGATGAACTACATGCCGACCTCATCGTATTTGAAGAGAAGTATGGTTCTCAGCTGGGGCTGCTAATCCGTTTTCTTGATCGTGCGCTGGGCATTGGCGTCATTTTTAAAGAATAAGTGTATGGAGAATATGAATGCGCGATATGCAAAAAGTTTTAGATTTATGGGGCGGTTGGGCAGCAGCAGACAGTTCCGGTATAGATTATTCTCACATTGCGGCTGGTTTTAAGGGGTTGCTTCCGCAGACTGGAAAAACACGTTTGCGCTGCACCGATGATGATGCTCTAATCATAGAAGGCTGCTTGGCGAGACTTCGCGAGAAGAAGCCCTACGAGCATAGTTTGATCGTGGCTCATTACCTGTACGGTATCTCGAAACGTAAAATAGCTAAGGCGCAAAAGAAAGATGAAAAGTTGATCCGGATCGAGATGCAGATGGCTGAAGGATTTATTGATGGATGCCTTAGCATGTTAGATGTATCTTTAACAATGGATGCAATTGTAAAGATTTTACGATAACATTATCAACATAATTCTACTAAAGATAGATGTTGAGTTTTATAGATAATCTTGATTACCTTTATATTACTCTAGTATGAAGGTAATTAAAAATTTATTAACAGGAACCGTTAGTGAACTGAAATAAGGGGGTTTTTATGTTAACTCGGCAGGTAAAAAATAATAATATTACATTTGCTTTTTCCCTTTTAAGTACTGTTATTACATTTAACAGCAAGCAAGGTTTGTTTGATATTAATAAAACTATGGAAATAGTTTTGACTGACCTATTGAACGAAGTTTATGATTTATCATTAATCAACCTCAATATTATTAAGCATAACCACCCGGCTATAGACTTAGGCGATAAATCGCAAGGGATAGCGGTTCAAGTCACTTCAGATGGATCAAAAGCTAAATTTTCAAAAACTGTAGATAAATTCTTTGAATGGGGCCTTGATCAAACATACCATGCAATTTGGATGATGGTTATATCTAATGACCCTTTGGAGGAACATTCAAGGAAAGGTGTTACCACACACACAATAAATTTATCCTATGTTGCAAACTCAATATGCAATAAGAATGCGGAGGAGTTTGATAGGCTTTATGAGTTTTGTGAAAACAACTTTGGAGCATATTTTCCGAAAGAAAATAATAGTATATTGAAGCCGATGCAGGCGGCAAGTGTGAATCCAGGTTCATCCATATCTAATTTTTTAATGGAAAATTCAATTGATTTAAATGATTCCGATTCAACTGTGTCTGAGCAAGATATTAGGAGTGATTTAATCCTTTTGAAGGATGAACTGTCACGACTTAATGAGGGTCAACGATGGTTTATTTTTCGAGTCATGGAGTATACAATTGAGTATAATAAGGATAAGTTTATTGAGGAATGTATTGCCCCCGTATCTCTTTTTATGAATGGAATGAATTATAAACAACAATCATCAATAAAAGAAACTGCTGACTCTCTGTCGTTCATGCGGTTAGCTAATTATGATGAGTATAACAATAAACTTCAGAGCGCAGTTTATGTTATATTTTTCGAAAAAGGAAAGTATGAGTATTTTGATTATTTTTCGGCAATAGCTGTGTTTCTTAGAAACACGCAGCGAGGAAATTTATTGGAAGATATTATTGTTGGGTGTAATTTCTCGCACATTGATTAAATATTTCTAATTTTAATATATATAGTATAGGGTACAATTTGATTCTCCGCTCGCATTGGATGGGTTGAGAGTGAGAAAATAATTACTAACCAGGAGGTGTCAATATCTTTAACTTGAGGATGTGTAAAGAGACCCGTTTTAGTTCCACGCACTTTCGAGAGTACCGGCTTTTCGGCCATCAGCCGGTACTCTTCCGGCGTCAGGTTATTCAGGGATTCATGGGGGCGCTCGCTGTTATATTCAGCCAGCCAGCGCTCTGTAATTTCACGTGCTTC